AGTCATCCAGAGTATTTGCATCTGAATCTGCATTTTGACTAGCTGGGAATTGCAATCTACCTTTAGGCAACTGCACCCTGTCAGTATTATTTTCACTTCCAACTACAAGAGTCTTTGTCATAGTGTGACCGCTTATAACATGAAATTCTAAAGAAGAACTATAATTAGAATTTGTAGCTCCAGAAGTTCCAATATTTGCGATACGAGCAGTTTCAGTTCCAGAGGTAAAACTATCTGTTGATGCTCTAAAAGCTATATGCGCCCCTGTTGTTCCTGTTGGATGCCCGTCAAACCTTGCCTCAAAAGAACAAAGTTCATTCGAAGCATTGTTATTATAAGTATAAGACGTAGGATTTTGTAAGTGAAAATCACCCATATGAACTTTAGCACCACTATCTTGTGCCATATAAACTGCTGTTACATTTGCATTACCAAGTGTTACTGAATTATCTGCTACAGAAGTACAACCATAACCTATAGCTACCCTATTAGTTGAACCAGATGCACAATCAGCCGTTGCTCCAATTATAACATTACCATCTACTCCATGCCCACCAGTAGTAAGACTTACCGCTGAATCCTTTCCTATAGCAACATTATTATCACCTGTAGTAAGAGCAGACATTGCGGCATATCCGATAGCTGTATTAGATAATGCTCCATTCATATTAGCATCCATACTAGCATTACCTATAGCAACATTGTAAGAACTTTGAGCATCTGCCCAGTTTCCAGCACCTGACCCAACTCCGATAAATATGTTATTATGAGAAGTTGCTGATGTACTTTGAGTACCTCCAGCTTGTTGCGAGTTCATCGCATTATGTCCAATAGCGATATTATAATCGCCAGTTGTATTTTCATACAATGCTCTATAACCAATAGCTGTATTTCCTATTGCTTCAGTAATCTTAACACCAGCCTCAAATCCTATCGCTACTGTTCCATCAGCATCATCATGGTTTAAGGCATATAAAGCTCCTTTACCGATAGCTATACATTCATCTTGAGTTGTAGCTGTATTTAAGGCATTACACCCTACAACAACATTATTTGTTCCTGTAGTTAAATTTGCGTGTGAACCAGAACCTACGGCTGTATTTTCAGTTCCAGTAGTAACATCCATCATAGACTGATAACCGATAGCAACAGATTCTCTTGGAGCTGTACTACTTGCATTAGCTCCTCTTAATGCTTGTTTCCCAATAGCTACATTTTGAGTAGTATCAGTATGTTCAAGATATTGCCCAGTTTCTCTTCCTATTAAAACAGATGCATCAATATTCCCTGCTTCTTCTCCAGCATTAGTTCCTATTATTACATTGCCTTCCATCGTAACACCTGTCTTTCCAGCGTCTTTACCAATTACAACATTAGCAGATGAACCAACCATTGCCAATCCCGCATTTGAACCAAGTAGAACATTATTTACACCAGTCGAAAGTACAAGTCCAGCACTTGCACCAATCACAACATTCTCATCACCATCTGTTGCTCCATTATGAGCTAAATATCCTACAGCAACATTAAGACTTGCATCGTTACCGCTACCACTTGAAGTCATAGCTCCATATCCTACTGCTGTATTATTTTCTCCTGTGTCTATATATGATAAAGTACTACTTCCAACAGCAGTACTACCACCCGTACTAGAACTGAGTAACGAACTATAACCTATTGCCGTGTTATTGGAATCTCCTGTACTTGCAGTCTTTAAACTTTGATAGCCAACTGATGTATTTCTTATAGAATCTGTAACTCCTAGTTGAGATTGGTAGCCTATCGCTACATTAGAGGCACCAGAAGTCAATGCAGTAAGTGATTGGTGTCCAATAGCGATTGTACCTGTGTGAGCATTTGTATCAGTATCATCCATAGCATATCTTCCAATAGCTATGTTTCCTATAAAGTCTCCACCTAAAGTACCACCTTTCATTGCTATAGCACCAATGGCTATATTGCTATCTGCTGTATTTCCATTTTCTATTACCTCTGTCATTGCATCAACGCCTATAGCTACGTTGAAAGATTCACCACCACTAGCAAGTTTTAAAGCAAGTGCTCCTAATGCAACATTGCCAACTCCACTTGTTAAATCAAATGCTGATTGCATACCTACAGCAGTATTATAATTTCCCGTAAGGTCAACCATTGATTGTGAACCTACAGCAACATTGGAATGCCCAGCATTACCAATCCCCATTGCAGAATTACCGATAGCAACATTACTTGCCCCATCATCTGTTGCACCCAAAGCACTTTCTCCTACAGCAACATTTTGAGAGCCTGTATTACAATTATCTAAACTTTGATAACCTATTGCTATATTTGAAGCACCAGAAGTCAATGCACCAAGAGCGGCATATCCAATCGCTATTGTGCCAAGTTGGTCATTAGCTCCAGTTGCGTCTAAAGCCTCATATCCAATAGCAATATTATGACTAAGATTACCATCTGTTAAAGTACCTCCAGTTAAAGCATTGTAACCTATAGCAATGTTTGCATCAGCATTATGGGAAGCTCCTTCATCAACAGCCCCCATAGAGCCATATCCTATAGATATATTTGCTGTTTCGCCACCATCTGCCGCATCCATAGATTGATGTCCAATAACTACATTATTTGCATTATTTGAACTAAAAATGTTTGCCGCTTGATATCCAAAAACTGTATTGCTTGTCGCTCCGATATTATTACTTAGTGAGATTCGTGAGTTATCATCCAAAATAAATCTATTAGCACCTTTTGTCCCAAGAACTAATTTATCTGTACTTCCATGCTGATGTTGTATAAAACCAGCAAAAAGATCATTTCCAGTTGTTCCATCAGCAAAATTTATATTACCTACACTACTTGAACCACTTACAATAGTCATGCCAGTATTAGCACTTGTTTTAATCACAAAATCATTTCCATTTGCATGGTAATCTGAGGGACTTGCAGTTCCAATTCCGACCAAGCCATCTGAACCTTGAACAAAAAAAGCTGGGTCAAGATTATCTGATAATACTCTAAAATCTATATCTTGGCTATCTTGATTAAATATAACTGCTGGAGTAGAACCAGACGCCATTCTCATATACTCTCGTAAGGTACCAGCAGTCATAACATCAAATTCTATTTGAGCATCTTCTGAGCCATTTCCTACATCACCAGCCGCTACTTTTATCGTAGTTGCTACAAAGTCTTCACTAGCATTGTTTCTACCATCAAAATTTATTTGACCAAAAATATCTGAATCAGCTGCATCAGAACCTGAATTCCTATAAAGTCTTAAGTTCGGGCCAGAATGTGCATCTATATCTGTTGATATAAGTGTTAATGTATCTGTATTGTCAGCAGTTGTAATTGTGGCATTACCATTGACTTGTATTTTATCTGTAGCTATTTGTAATGCAAAAGTAGTACCATTATCCCCATCTTTAATACTTACTAATGTTGTTGAATTTCCTCCACCAGCTGTATCTGTATGCAATAACTGTGGATATGAATCTTTTATTGATTGTGAACCTAAAGCTGCCATAGTCTTATCCTATCTCTTCCCATGTTAAAGTTTGTTCAGTCCAATCTAATAAAGAGGCTTCCGATCCAGCCCACCCTATATCATAGATTTCCTGAAAATAATTTGTTATTTGTGATATACGTATTGGCCCTAACATTATTTCAATGCTATCATGTTAGTTGCAGTTGTATTAGTCGCTTTTACGTGTGTGATTTGCACAGGTAAAAGTTGACCACTTGCTAGGTTTTTAAATGTAAAATCCGAACCACTTCCTGCTAATGTCACTACAACATCACCACCAACTCCGACATAGATTGCGTGATAAGTTGCGCTAAGAGCTTGATCGCTTCCAGCATGTACTGCAGTTATTACTAAACCAGTATCATACACCATTTGGTTTAGGGATTCTTTTACAGAATATTTTTGTAAATCAGCCATCTTGTTTCTCCTTCTTATGCCTTACCGAGCTTGACTTTTCTCATGGGCATGTTGATAAATTTTTATACACCAGCAATCATAACATTTACTTTTGCTTCTCTAGTTCCATTACCATAATTAGCATCAAAAATTTCAATATTAGCAGGGGATTCTCCAGCACTCAATGGAATAACAATAGCTTCTCCAGGTGTTAATAATGCATGAACTTCTGAATTTATTTGAACTGTAACTGTACTAGCAGCTCCAATTGATTGCTCAACATATTCTACAGCAACTACATGTGCAGTCGAAGGAACTGCACCATCAGTCAGAGCAGATGCTTCTGTCCAACCACTATCATTTATACCATCAACACCAGTAGCAGAAACGACCACTCCTTTCCAATAACCAACCTTATCATCAGCATATGGTGTTGCTATATTATAGCTACCTCCCCATGAACGAGAATCAGCATTGCCATCTAATGTTTTATGGGTGTATGCTATTCCTTCTACTGTAACATCATTATCTTGAACAATTTCACATGATGTATGTATTCTAATTTGATTGGCCATGATTAAGCTCCTTGTTGTTGCGGAATACCACCGCCTATTAATAATTGTAAGCCTTGATTGTATTCGGCTTTTAGTTGTTGATACTGACCTTGTTTCCAAGAGTAGTCAGTCATAAGTTTTTTAATCTTTGCGCTATAGTTCTGTAAATCAGCACCATACTTTTGAATCGTAGCGGCTACTTCAGATTGATAATCTTGAATATCCGATTGGTATTTTTCTAAAGTTGATTTGTATTCTTGTACATCTTTTTGAAAATTGTTTATAGCATTTTGCAAATCTATTTGTACATTTTTGTCCAAGTTTGCTTTACGAGTTCCAAACTCCTGTTGTACGTTTTGCATAGCAGATTGAATTTCTTTTTGAAAGTTTTGAATCTTTCTTTGAATATCTTGTTGATAGACAACATTACTTTCGTTAAAGGTATGTAATGCACTTTGAATATCGCTTCCGTATTTCTGAAGATCAGTTTGCCTTTCAGCTTGCCATACTCTTAAATCGCCTTCCATGTTTTGCTGATATTCTTGTACTTCTTTACCAATTTGAGCTTGATAAGCTTGGATCTCAGCAGAATACTTTTGTAGCGTTTGAGCATCATCAGTTTGAGATAATTGAGCATTTTGTATCGCCTTTTGCAGTTCAGCCTGGTATTCAACATTCGCATCGTTAAATACATTTAATTGATTTTGTATATTGGCTTGATACTCTCCTATTTGAGAATTGATCTCTTGTATTTTGGCTCCTGCCAATTCAATATCTTCATCTGTAGAAATAAACGTATCTACTGTACTAAAAGACGGTGAAGTAACTGGAGGAGTGTATACTGGAGCAGTTGTGCTAAAGCTAACCGAATTTGAGGTTAAAGCAGGAGCAACTGGTACTGCTAATGAAATACTTAAATCTAAAATAGTAGGAGCAGAACCCAATGATAATACAGGAGGCACATACGAAGGTGCGCTTTCTGTTAATACTGCCATATCCGAAATAGAGACAATTGGCTGTACAATATCAGACACACTTACATCACTATAAGTAAACGAAGGGGCTGATGGATTTGCAGGAGATACAGGTAAAGAAGGTTCGCTGATATCGGTTGGTAAACTAGCAGTCTTATCTGCAAGTAACCTTTGTAAACATTTTACTGCTCCACCTAATACCAATAGATTTTCTGCTTCTACTGGAAAGTTTGATGTAGCAGAACTACTATATACAATAGCTGTACTACCATCACTTGTAGGTATCTTGGGTACATAATGTAATGTACCAGAAGTAGGCCCACTTCCTGCTGCACCATTGATGTATACTTTTTTATCTTCTATGTAGAAAACAGGATCTGTATCACTTGCAGAATAAATAGAAGAAGTCGAATTATACTTTCCCTTCATAATAGCAGGGATTTCCCTTGCAGGAACATCGCTTTTATCTACCCCTACTACTTTTTTATCTTCTATCGTAACACCTGAAGAAGAAATTGCTGTTGTTTTTATATTATATAGCAATTTATCTGCAGGTAAAGAATTCACAATTTCAGCCCCTACCTCCTGAATAGAGTTGGTAATTAAAGTTGTATCACCAACGGAGCCAATAATATCTTCTATTCGTGTTTGAAAATCTCCAGTCATACTTCCGTAAATGTTGTTGATGTTGTTGATTGCTCACTGTAAGAGGTACTTGCAGTAGAGAGTAAAGAAAAAGAAGTGGATGCAGTACTAAACTCTGTAAAAGAAGTACTTGCTACCGATATTTCAGGAAAAGAAGTCAACCCATCCCACGTTAAAGGAAACGTAATTGCACTCCATGTAAATGCAATTGTTTCCCAATAATCACTTCCTGTAAGTATTTCTATCATTAAAAATCGTGTTGTTGAATACTATAAGATTGACCCCCAAGTCTATCTTGATTGGCATATTGCTTTGCTTCATTTACACACATATTCCATAAGTTTCTAAAGTAAGCCGCTGATTGCAATCCATCAGGGCTTAATTCATATCCTTTTGCTATAGCGTATTGAGCCAAAGCATCGTGAAATTCACTAGGTATAGCAGGAGATTCATTCATGGCAATACCCGTTCCAGAAGCCACAAAATTTTCATCGTGTTTAACTGCATGAACATTTACCGTTTTGACTTCATCTACAGAAACGTAAGTTGCAGTTTCATCTGTATCTGAGGAAGATGCAATTCCTATGGAATCTCTTTCTACCCACCATACTTTTTTTAATGCATTTGTTTTATCGTCAAGAGACATCTGTTTTCTCAGGGGGACTTGTAAGTCTTGGAATTTGATAACTATCGTAATCCAATCGAGCTACTTCAATAATACTATCATCTAAATCATAATACCTTTGGCCTGCAACGGTATCAAACTGATATAACGTCTTAATAATTCGAGTTTTACGACAGAACTCATCCAAGGCTTTGTTTAAAAATATCCGTATTTGTGTTTCCCCCAATTCAGGGTGATGTTGCTTTACGGTTTCAATTAATTCTTTTTGTGTCATATTCTATTTAGTCAGGGGAGCATAAAGCTCCCCCAACTTGTTTTGTTTAGTTATCAACCTGAATGCTCTGCACCTGCATCAGCGACTGCTGCATGAGTTACATAATAGTTTGAACCATCACATAACACTTCAATCCAATCGCCTACAACTGCATTACTTGCATCAAAAGTGACTTGATCAGAATCAGCAGTAATTGCTGTATTCGTATCACCTAACTCTATACCAACCATTTTATCTGCAGTACCACCAATGATGTCAAAATCATTAGAACCTGCTGTGCCTAGAATAAACTTTGCAGTCCATCCTTTTGATGTTACTACTGGAATAGTAATATCATAAGCAGCAGCTTGTGAACAGATAAATGTTTTTCCAGAGTCAGCCATTCCTAAAGTTTTACTTTCAGCAAGGGCTTCGACACCTGCGCTTGATCCACCTAGATAAGGTCTAGCCATAAGTAACCTCCCTTAACTGATTTGGAATAACTTGTGACTCTCAATGAGTGTTACCCCAATGCCTTCATCAGACATGTACTGATCCTTCACTCCATCATAGCCATCATCTGTTTTGATGTTAGCTTGGAACTTTGGCGCTCTATACTGAGCGTGGAACAGATTCTCATCTGATACAACAAGCATTGTTTTATTGTAAGCATCACGAAGAACAGGTGTTGGAATCAACTGTAATGCACCATGAGGTGTTTCTAGCATTCTATAGTTAAATCCTAAAGAATCACGTTTCATATCACCTAGGTTTACTGTCCAACCTGAATTACCTGCCATTCCAGAAGCACCAGCCATCTTAGACCAATACCCTAAGGCACCTGGTCCACAGAAAGCACGCTTCATACCTGCTTCAGGAACATACTGGAATACTTTTTCCATATCATCTACAAAGTCGCCATAAGCATAACTTGATTCTGTGATACTGAAACGATTCTGATCTGCACCTGATGCGGCTCCATGCTTTTCAATTGCAGGGATAATACCCATTGTAGAACGAACTACATTTCCATCTGCATCGGATAGTGAATTGTCATCAAATCCACCACTTGTGTTAATTGGAGAACGACCAAACAAGAAAGCTCTTTCTTTTTGAACTTTATGTTCTTGTGATTTTTGGTCACGAAGTCTAGCCAATTCAGAAGATTCACCACGTAAAGAAGCCTCTAAAAGAGTTCCTGTTATTTCCAATGGTGTTTTGAATATCTGACATTGGTTGTAGACTACTGCCAACTCATCACTCCAAGCAGTTCCTGATACCGTTCCTTCCCCAAATGCATTACCAACTACTACCAAGTAATCTCCATCTGCAGGAGTGATACTTGCATCACCCATGTTTTTTACACTAAAGTTTGCATGAGCGCCACTTGATTGAACTGCAGTAATAAGAACCACACCTCTTTTTGTTGACCCTGGAGTTAACGCTGTCCATACTTCACATTGAAGACCAATCCAACTGTTGTATGCATTGTTACCACCTTCACCTTCCATGCCTACTACTGTACCAGCTTTTACTGTCCAAGTGTCTGCTGCATTGTCAGCGGCAACAGCTTGTGTTGTAGACTGCTGAAAGTACTGTTTTTGCCATGGATTTCTATGTTCAAACATTTTGAACTGAGGATCTTTAAGCCCTGAAATTGTTTGCTGATTAGCAATCACTGTAGTAAAAGGAGTTACGTCTGTCCATAATTCTTTAACCACATTAGGGCGCATATAAAAATCCCGTCTATCTGTGTACAATACCCCACTTGAAGTAAGGTTATTGTGCAGATTTTTGGCATTTGCTGCCATTTTTCTACCCTCCTAAACCCTGAGGCTCAAATTCTATTGTATTGAGCTACTCTAAGGTCTGTTTTGTTAAACCGTTTTTCTGTTTCGCAATAGGGCGAGATTAAAAGCGTCTTCTTCTGTCAACTGTGGCTCTGAATATCCAGATCCTGCACTGGCAGGAGGTGGTACACTTAGCTTTTGTTGATTCTGTTTCATGCTCTCGACCCTTTGCCTTTGTTCCACTTCGGCTTTTGAGGGTGCAGAACGCAATTTATCTAGACGGACAAGGTTGTCTAAACTTAATGAGTCAGGACTGCTATAATATTGTATAAACTCTTTTGCTTTTGTAGGCTCATAACCATACTTGTTTACAAGATCGTTTTGCATATTATCCAATTCACGCTGTTGCTGATACTGCGCTTGACGTTGTTGTAACGCCTGTTGCTGTGCTTCAGCTTGCTGGACACGATATGTGTCCATTTGTTCAGTGTAATCGATGATCCCATCTCTATAGTCATCCATTGATTGTCTGTACTTATAACTTGCGCTTTCCACATCCATATAAGCTTCTGATGGATCGTAATTGGCAGGTTTAACTGGACGCTGTGGTTTCTGTGGTAATCCTTCAGATTCTGCTTGTGCAGGAACCTGTGGGGTATCACCAGAAAGTGATCGTGCAACATTTTGAAGTACATTAGGATTTTCCTGTATGTATTCAGCAATAGGCGCAATCTTTTGATATTGCCCAAGCTGTTCTTCTAATTTGCTGAACTCACTTGCCTTTTGGTCATATCTGCTCTGCCAGTACTCAAAACGACCTTCATCTCCTTTCGGTGCATTTGCACTGTCTTGAGGTGCTTCGTTTTGATTTTCTGATGGCAAAAGATTATTATCAAATGCCTCCAGATTTTCAACAGGATTGGGGGCCTGTTCTTCCCCTACACTATCACTTTGAATTGGAACTTCTTTGCCAAGATCAAAATATTCTTTGCCATCGGTTCCAGCATCCACGTTTTGTGTTTCTTCAGACATCTAACTTCTCCTTACCCATTTGTCTACGAGACAGCAATGGGTTCTTTTCGTTGTTCATCTTGTCTTAAATCTTGTCTTGTTTTCTGCAATTCATCGTTGAGTCTTGCTTCAAACAAACTGACTGCTGATTGTGATTTATTAGATGCACTATTCAGCTTGGTCTTAAATTTTTCAATCTCTACACGTTTTCTATCGTGAGTTGATTCTCTTTGTGCAGTCTGCAGATCACCTTTGGTATTTTTTAACTGCTCTTCTAGTTGAGCAATCATTTGTTGTTGCTGATTAATAATACTGGTTCGTTGCATAACGCCCTCTGTATCTGCTACTTCTGTTTGTTCTAATACTTCTTGTGCATCAATGATACCTGCTTGGTATAACTGCATATAATATTCAAATCTTGCCCATCTATTTGAAGGAAGCGTACTACCACTCACCACTATTAGATCGTAATTGCCAATCGTAACATCGTTCATCCTACCGAGAATCTCATTCGTAAAGTCGTCATAGATGGGCTGATTCATAGTGACCTCACTCATTCGTCCATCAGGTTTCATAATGCGAATTACTTTCTGATCGGTGTAGGTCTGTTGTATAAACTGAACAATAACTTTTGCTATCTGATTTAACGCCTCGTCTATATCGTCCAGTTTGGATTTAATTCTTCTTTGAGCATATTCATCAATTGCCACAGTTCCTTTATAAGTAGAAGGGGCTGCAGATGGATCTCCGCTTTGCAATGGATGTATTCCTAATATATGATAAATACTCTGTTTAGCATCTTCCCTGTTTTTATACAATTCATTGGGAAGTGGAATCGGCCCTGCTACAATAGGAGTACCTAATTCAGGATCAAACTCTATTACTCCTGTTCCTGCTCTAGACCATTCTTCTTCTAATTGTTTACGGTTCATAGAACCTCTAGGAATCAATAGTTTTGTATTGGTACTGGAACTTGCATGTGCAATAATTAAGGAAGTAATTTTATTAATGTATTCTTGAATCGGCTTTACAAATCGCACATCACTCATAGGATATGGATTACGATTGTGTCTATTCATTAAGGTTACAATAGGATATTCTTCTATATCTAAGATATAATCATATAGCAATATCCCCCCTGTAGTCAATATTCTACGAATTCGATCTACCATTACTTGATTAGAAATAATAGCACCTTCCGCTATTAATAATCCTTTTTTGGTAATTTCTATTTCTGTCTGAGAACCAGGAATTGCTTCTGCATGTTCAGGCCCAGGCATAAGAGTAGGCTGACCTGTCTGCATATCTAACATGTAGTGATACGTACCGCCTGTAGCTTCGTATACTGCAATTAACTCATCTACACTTTTTGTTTCAGTAATGTATTGAGTTCCTTCTTGATTTACCATAATGATAGCAGGTTGTTCTGTATATTCAGCAAAATCTTCCTCATTAAAGATATATTCCTGATTAATCACCGTATCTACAATATGGTAATATGGTAGTTTAACTTTCTGATACCTGTCTATCACTTCATAGTAGCGGTCATCCGTAGAATGGTTATCGCTTTGAATAGGGCCAATCGTTTGATCTAATTGCCCACGTCTACTCTGTGCAGGATATCTGTCGTTTTTGGATTGCTCCATATCATTAATCATTTCTGCAGTCTGTGGATATAAATCCACTAACTGAGAACCTGTAAATATTTTTGCAATCATAATATTAGATGCATCTCTACAAAAGGTATCAGATGCATTAGGATCGATATACACATCCAAAGGATCCACACTATGAAAGCAAACTTCTCCTCGTCCGAAATCTTTCATAGGATCCATATACGCCTGCATAACCCCCATGCCTTTTACATAATAATCATCTACAATCTGTTTCAATTCTACATTTCCATTGGACGTATCCCATATATAGGACATAATCTCTGAAAAGATTCGCCCTACTTTGGTATCGCTATCATCTCTTCCTGTAGATTGAAATTTGGGTTTATTAGCAGTAAGAAGCGCTTTTGCCTGCTCAACAGCAGGATGTACAACATTATCTACAATGGGACTTTGCGCTCTTTGTTCAAGTGTAGTTATATGGGATGATTTCCATTGTTGGTTATTACGGAACTCATCATCTTCCATTGCTTGAGTCGCCCAATCGGTTCTTTCACCATGATATTGATCGAGAAGTTTCTCGGACTCAGTGACTAATGGATCTTTGGTATGCGGCATTCTGGGTGAAGCTTACAAGTAGCGAAACCCAATTGGCTACGTGTTAAGTTATTTGCCAGTCATGTTTGTTAAAATTTTTCATTCCTAGAATAGGAACTTCTTTTTCTTCATGGAAAGGTTTGTAATGTCCTTTAAAAGCATAATAGAAACCATCTAAAATATCATCATGTTTTCCACGTGGAAATAAAAGCATCTCATCTTCTAGGTTTTGCATATTTTTCATAATAAATATTTCTTTCTTTGCAAAGGATGGTTGCAAACTCTCTAATCTGTGAGACTTGCTAGTACGAGGATTTTCTTTAATGTTTAATCCAGGAATAAAGATTCCTTCTTCATCGCATCTCATTTGCACATATTGACGTAACATTTCCTGATATCCCACAGATTCAATACGAGTTTTGGTACTTTTATATTTTCTAAAATTATCTACAATTGCTTCTGCAAGTGCCAATGGTTTGGCATGCTTTCTGTAGTAAGGTAATGCAAACTTGCGATTCTTGTCATCTACTGCCAAATTAAAAATAACCGAATAATCTGCAGTTTGTTTTACACTAGAAGCAGGATCTACGCCAGTAAACACATTTACAGGAACCGTTTCCTTTACTTTTTCGCCTCCTACCTCTTTCAAGTCAATAAAAGCATTGCCATCGCTATCCAATCTAAATTTTCCATCGTAGTATTGAATATCTTCTTTCTTAAATAGCTGATCTTCATCCCCTACAATTTCACACATATACTCACGATAGAATACAGATAAGCGATTAATAGACTCTAGTTCTTCTTTTTTTGCTATTAATTTTTTTATCGGCCACCATTCTTCCCACAAAGACCTCTTTTTTTCCAGACTTGGAGTAAATACTTGGTTTTTCCATCCTTTCATTGCTTTTAAGGTTTCTACCATACATCGTTGGTGTTGTGGAGTACCAATAATAATAATACGACCTTTTAACGGATCTACTGAAGGTACTGCAGATTGCAATAACCATCGTAGGTTATGCTCCATAGCTTCGGCTGTTTTGGTGTTATTCTCATCTTCAGGGTCATCTACAATAATCAGCGTAGGTCTTTGGTTTCCTACTTTAATACCACGTAACTGCTGACCTGTACCTTTGCAGATAATCATAGAGCCATCTTTTAGTTCTACTTCTGCTTTTGCCCAACTTCTTGCACTATGCTGTCCCCAATAGCCAAACAATTGCCGAAATTGTTCTGAATAGTCTATGGTATCTTTAATAGTACCAAGAAGTTTAACTGCATGGTCTTGTGTTCTAGAGACAAGAACAATCAATTTCTGCCCTTTATCAAACATCAGATGGTATAAAGGGAATACACCACCTACAATAGAGCTTTTGGCATGACCTCTAGGTGCAATAATGTTAATCTGTTTCTTTTCCTTGTCCATTAAATCATCTGCGATGGTATAATGAAACTTTGGACTTGGCACAGAAAACATCTGAGGCATGACAATCTTACCAAATAAGACCATATCTCTACGGAGTTTTTCTAAAATGGCTTTGTTATTAGCGTTCTTCTTCATTTTATCTTTTTGCCTAACGGGCTACGTGTAAGAATAAGGCTAATAATCAGCACCAAGCATATAGTCTATATCTCCGTTTTCTACTTTGATCCCATTTTCCTCTGCAATTGCCTTTAAAACTTCAAGAAATAATTCAATCTGTTCATCATCCACATATTTAAGAATAATGCGTTTTTTGTGCCAAATAGAGCCATTATCACGTATATCAGATGCCATTTCAAACTTCATTTACGTCAATTCCTTCTTTTGTTCTAATTTTAAGCGTTTTTCTTCCTTTTCAATGTCATTTAAGATTTGACTTGTCATGTCAATTTGCATGGTATCCGTTTGCACTGCTTTTTTGGGTAGCATATCAAGAATTCGCACAAAGGTTTCCGCACCTTTTAACATATTAGAAGGGTCTTTTTTCTCTTTAGCTATTGCAATTGCATCTGCAATAACGTCTAATACCTCTCCTTCGTTAATCCCACGTTCCTTTAATGCTTCATCTATACGTTTATCTACCATATGCTTTACCTTTTCTGATTTAAATAGTCTTTTGGCTGTTAAGTCTGGACGTTTTTGGTCTTTACGGTAGGTTTTGCCTAGTTGAATCCAATCAATAGGCCCACCATTGAGTAACATACGTACATATACATCCACTGTATTCTTGGTTCGAGTCTTCCTGCTCTCTATTTCTTCGTAAGACTTGGTAGAAACTCCATCATAGTTGCCTGTATCTCTCCTTGGCTCATATAATAGCTTGGCACTGCCATTGATCCATGCCCTTCCAAATGGAAATTGAATCTCCGTTTGTTTTTTATATTTAGTACGCTTAACACATTCAGCTATATACCCATCATCGGAAATGCCATAGTCTCCTTTAATGCAATTCTGCCATGGTTTATAGGTAATATCACGATCTACTGCTTCTTCCTTTGTGTAAATAGGGTAGGTCACATCCATATATTTGTTGACCTTTAGCTTTCGAGTAAGGAATTCCACTACAGTATCGATACTGCAGTATTATATCTCCAGAGAGATATAATACAGTTACTTAACTGTACTGTATTTATACTGTACAGCTTATATACTGTATAAAAAACAACAAACGGATCAGTTTTGCAACTTATTTTTAAAATTTTTTTCACTTTCTAATACCTTATCCACTATTTGCCTTTCAATTGCATTCTCAATCTGTATTTCAGCAGTCACATAGTCCGTCATATATAGCAAATCATCAACATTACTGCCATCCACCTTTTCTGGTTCCCACTTTTCTTTATCCTCATTCCATACCAGGAAGGCTTTTACTACTGGATCGAAGAATTTCTTTGGCATACTCATGGTTGAAACTACACATTGCTGTATAGAATTCGCTACGTGTTGAAAAATAGGTGTAGAATGAGTGTGGGAGATATATACATACCCCATCCCCCCTTAGTTAGGGTTGCACCCACTTCAATCTCGTTGAGATTTTGTGTTCAGCCTCTGCCTGTTTAAATCTCTCTGTCTCTACACGCTCAGTATCTCTACTACATGGTGCGCTCGCTCTGTCGAGATATAAAGTAGCAAGCTACCTCGGCTCGGCCTGTGCAACCCTAGGAACTAAGGGGCCCGTCCCCCTCGTTGTAGTGGGCAACAATGCCCACTTAATACTTAAGATAAGGAACTATAACTATGTCTTTTAAACTTGAAATCCATAGGCATGATAATAATGCAGAGTATAAATCTTCACAAACCAATCTAGTATTCAGTAAAGAATACAATAAGATGGTACATCAGTCCATTGATGATATGTCTGACTCAGACTTTAATGATCAGGTTGACAATGGTAAACTAATCAGAGTCTATCATCAAGACACCAAGGATCATCGTGATAGACTCAAGGTTCTGATGAACAATCTATCAGCTCGTGATATATCTTGGTCTGATGATGTGCAATCTTCCCCTTGCTCCAACGGTTCAATCTTGACCATCATCCGTAAGATGGCTAGAGTTATGCACGATGACTCTGGTAGTGTTGGGAGATTCGCACCTACCCGATAACCTTTCCACATATCCCTGCCTCAGTCCATGTGATTGGGGCAGGATCTTTTTAATAATCCCCTCAATCCAAAAAGTGAGGTATCATGTACCGTATCGGTAAATACTGCCCATATAAGCACAAATACGAGCTTGTAGAGTGGGCTAGTGAAAGATTTAAACAACCAAAAAGTCGCTACAATAAGATGAGTAGAAAACAACTGTATGCGATCTTTTATAACTGTTAAATAAACTGCATAGTTCTTCTGTTAATCCAATCGAAGACAGACAAGTAATTACTGCAAATGTAGTATAAGGCTGATGCTGAAAAAATAGGCATACTATGCAAAATTGTTAACCTGTGTCATATCTCCTGCGACTTAAAGTCTTGGAAAAGGTAAGAATTAGTCTAGACTCACTTTAAGCGTATACAGTTAAGATTAAATGAGCAGGTTAACAACATTTTAACCTTCCCTTCCTACCATATATCTTATTATAAAACTAGAGTACCAGACTAAAGCAACGAAGTCCTGAGAAGTTTGGCTAAGCAATTCCAGGAAGACAGACTATTAATAGATTTGCTGTCCTCTCAGTTGTTATGATAAAAAGGCTTTAGAAAACTAAAACTAGACTCGGACATAATGATCGATCATTAATAAATAACTCACTGCTGAGTAACCCAGTTGATAATGTTTTAGTATAAGACGTTGGTACAGTCTGTGACAGTCAGACGAAGGGAAAAATTTCAGATAGGTAGCACCTATCAAAAACCAAGGGATTTGTAGCGTGAGTACTCGGAATCCTGTCTAAAAAGTGGCTGTCAGGCTTCCCTTGGTAATAATTCATAAAGGAGATGTAAATGAATGCTATACAAAAGCATAAAAGAAAGAAACAAGTGGAGTTTATAAAAGACCTGTTAGGGTTCGCATTTATGACATTTGTTTGGATGTTATTACTCATATGTGTAAACTTGTAAAGATGCAAACTACACATAATTAAACTTCAGTGGGGCAACTAAAAACTAGGATTCCGCAAAATTCCTTACCTCGGATAGTTGTCCCACAAAACCTTAAAAGGAGCAGTAAATAAAATGCAGTGGGCAATTGATACTTGGTGTAAAGATGATAAACAAGCAAGTAAAGTAATGAATAAAAACAGTAGATGGAATCGCATAGATAAAGAAAGAACAAAATTAAAGTTTTGTCCTAGTTGTAAATATGTATGGGAAAGAGAATATGCTACTGGTGATTATATTGTCAAGTATGCAGATTTCCCTACTATTGGATTGCAGCGTAAATGTTGCAAGTATTGTAAATAAAGACTAAGATGGTTTCATTCGTGTAAATGCACATATTACCATACTTAGTTGGACAAAAATGTCCATAAATAATTGAATAAGGGCTGTACCTCAGACCTAACTGAGGGATCTGATGTAACCTACGGTTGAAGGACCAACAAAGGCAACAGCCCAATTCAATAAAAGGAGAATAATGGAAAGTATAAAAGAAATAATAAGTTGGTATGCAACAAGAAAAGCTGAGATTATTGTAGAAACTGAACCTCAAGAGGCAATAAATATTATCTCAGAACAGTTGGCAGAGTCTCTTGATGGAGGAAATTACAGTGATGAAGAAATCTTTGATATGATTAAAAAAGATGATTTAATGAAAGAATATTACGATAAAAGCAAAGAACATCAATATAATTATGATGATATTGCACAGGAGGATAAATAAATAATGATAATTGATGAACATTATATGAAGAAAGCACAAGAAGAAATACGAAGAGCAATCCGTATTGAAAATATATTAAGAAAAAAAGAAAATGTCATTAACAAGCTTGCTGCAATAATTACAAGCACTGAAAAAGAGTTAATAGAAGAACATGAAATGGACGATTTAACAAGCTGGGATACTGAAAACGAAGAAGCAATCATAGCTTATGATATAGGTTATATAAATGCTTGTAAGAACGCTATTAAAATAATTAATAAAGAGGATAAATGAAGAAAATTGATTTAGGAAACAAGTGTGTTCATTGCAAAAAAGATACATCATTTGGCAGTGGAAGATTTGTTAATAGATACCCTGCAGAAATTGAAGAAGAACAAGATGATGGTTCATACATAATACTTGATGGATATTGTTGTCCAATTTGCGAAAAAGAGTTTGAAATAGAAATGGAAGCAGAGCATGAATAAAGAAATTGTAAAGTTGATAGAAGAACGCCTGGAAAAAGGTAAGCGTGAATATGCAGATCAATTGGATCCTTGGGATGGTAGAGATTGGTGTGTAGAAGCATTGGAAGAATTGTTAGATGGTATGGTTTACTTAGCAAGTGCCATACTGAAACTTAAAGAAAATAAAACAGATCATTGGAGTGCAGGAATATTACGAGCATATGAAATATGGGAAGGAATACTTAATGGAGATTCTTTAGTATATGAAAAAACTGAGTTTAGTGATATTGAAGATTTGTTAGACATAAGTCCTACTGAAGAACTTACTAATTATGAAATAGAAACCTATATGAACAGTTGTTTTTTAGATGCTGGTTATAAATGGATAGATGACGGAAATGACAATGTTCAATTAGCAAAATCAAAGGAGAAAGAATGAAATACTGGTTACAATCACTATCTGAGAATGCATTTGATGTATTTACTGTATCTATTACAATAATTGCATTTATAGCATATCATTATCTAATGAGTTGGAAATTAAGAATTTTTAAACAACAAATAATCGAGGAGATTAAATCAAGCAAAATATGAGTATGTACATAGAAACCAATACACTCATCAGTAACGGAAATATCCGTTCAGGAAATAAAAAGAAAGAAGCGTCCTATAAACGCTTAAAAGAAAACATCAAAGGAACTGGTGCAATACTGCAAGCTATTACAGCTTACAATGTAAAAGATGACTTAGTAATACTAGATGGCCATCAAAGGCATAGTATTGCTAAAGAACTTGGCATGAAAGAAGTTCCAGTACATGTAATTGATGCACCAAATGGCAGTACAGAATTGTTTCAATACTCTACCAATACATATCGTGTAGAAATGACTCTGTATGAAGAAGTTAAGTTCTATGAAAATCTTATAGAACAAGAAGACGGTATGACAACAAAGCAAATAGCAGAAAAGTTTGGACATTCTGTTCAATATGTAAAAGAAAGATTGCAGCTTGGTAACGTACATCCTGATTTGTTGTTTCCTGAAATGAAATTAGGCAATAAAGAAGATCTCTTAATCATATCTACTTATGACTTAACCTTACAGAACAATGCAATTGATAAATACTGTGAGTATAATAACATTAAAAGAAAAGGGTTTGCTGTTGATTTAAAAGAAGACGATGAATCAGATTGGAATGCCATAAGAGAAGTAAGAGGTATCTTAAAAAGAAAAACTCCTACCTTAGAAGACTTTTCCTTGTTTAGTGAAAAAGAAATCACTGAATATAAGAAGTCTTATACAGGGCCTCTTCAAACATCCCTTGAGTTATTTGACGATGTTCAATGGACTACAGCAGAGTTTCTTCAACATTGCTATGTTTCTAAATATAAGGATATATGCGATATACTTGAATCTTTTCCTACCATAGAAAACAGTTGGCAATTAGAAAGTGTAGATATTGAAAAACTTGCATCGTACAAGAATCCTGCTAAAACAGTTGCTTCAAGATATACAGCCTGGAATGGAGACATCACCGATATTCGTTTTGCAAAGAAACCTAAAAAAGACGATACAAATGATACAGTTGTAGAAGAAAAAGGTAAATACTATGGACAGTTAAAGAAGTTTCATAAAGTAGTAGCTCCTTTGGTTGAAAGCCATCTTTCTTCTAAGATTGATCCTGATATGGTAATGGACGGTAAAACAGTACATGGACAATTAAGTACGTTTATATGGATGAATAACTTTGGTAAATGGATGCGTGTATGGCGAGATGAGAAATTTGCAAACATGACCATTGAAGAAACATTTAGATGTTTAAATCGTAGCTGGTATAAAAAC